GACCCGTCCCATTTTGAAACCGCAAGCGCGCGCATCGACGAAGAGGCCATTCGCCTGGCTACTCCGGTACCGCAATTTGACCTGTTCGCAGAGGTGGCAAATGTCTGATCTACACGAAATTGCCGAATCCTTCCACCAGGCCCGCACAGCTCCCGATGTAACAGATCGCGCTACTGGCCTAGAGGAGGCAGATCGTATCGGTGGCGTGCAGAGCGTGCGCGCCAGGCTGCAGGGGCAGGGCGCTGAGTTCTGCATCGACTGCGACGAGGCTATCCCCGCCAAGCGTCGCGCCGCGGCACCCTGGGCACAGCGCTGCATCTCCTGCCAGGACGACCACGACAAGCGGGAGGCGCGCCGTGTATGAGCTTTCTCTATTCACGGGCGCTGGTGGTGGCCTGCTCGCAAGCCACCTGCTCGGCATCACTCCTGTCTGCGCCGTCGAGCACGACGAGCACTGTCAGCGGGTACTGGTCCAGCGACAAAACGATGGAGCTCTCCCGCCGTTCCCCATCTGGGATGACGTTCGGACATTTGACGGCCTACCGTGGCGCGGAATTGTTGACCTCGTATCTGGAGGCTTTCCCTGCCAGGCCTTCAGCACTGCAGCAGCTGGACGCAACAACGCTGAAAACCTTTGGCCGGAGATGCGCCGGATCGTGGCAGATGTCGCTCCCCGGCTTGTCTTCGCCGAAAACGTCGCTAAGCGAGCAATCGAAGAGGCCGGACGCGACCTTGTTCGCATGGGTTACCAGGTCCGAATGCTTCCCTTGTCCGCGGCAGACCTGGGTGCTGACCACGTTCGGCAACGCTACTGGCTACTTGCATACGCCGACGACCAAGGCGAACTACTGCGCCGATTCAATGCAGAAGTGGCCGGCCGCGCGCGAGTTCCGGCGAGTGTTTGGGCGTCCGAGCCCGGCAATCCACGAGTGGCTGATGGGATGGCCGGAAGGGTGGACCGATACCGCGCCTCTGGAAACGGGCAAGTGGCAGCAGTGGCTTACGCAGCATTCGTTGAGCTCGCTGCCAGCTTTGAAGGAGGCCGCATAGATGAATAACCCAACCTTCCCCCTGCGCAATGAGATGGACCGCCAGCGCGCAATCGCCTGGCTTCAGTCCGTCGATCTGGAGAAGCCGCGCAAGCTGGCTATCAGCGACGAAGACCGCACCGCAGAGCAGAACGCAAAGCTGCACGCCATGTTGGCTGACATCGCTAAGCAGGTAGAGCACGCCGGCAAGAAGTGGAACATCTTGATCTGGAAGCGCCTCTGCACCGCCGCCTGGCTGCGCGAGATCGGCGAGAACGCCACGATGATCCCTGCGCTCGACGGCAACGGCTTCGACGTCATCTACGAAAAAACCTCGAAGCTTGGCGTGAAGAAGTGCGCCTCGCTGATCGAGTGGGTTTCGGCTTTTGGCGCTGAGCACGAAGTGCGCTGGACCCAGAAGGACAGCTGGGGAGGGCGGTACTAATGACCAAGGCCGAGAAGCAGCACCTAAACCGCGTTGCCGCCTTGGGCTGCATTGCCTGCTACCTGCAAGGCACTCCAGGCACGCTAGCCGAGATCCATCACCCACGCGCCGGTCGCGGCAAAGGTCAGCGCGCAAGCCACATGGACGGCATACCGCTCTGCCCAATGCATCACCGTGGAACCGTACACCCGGCCATCCCAAGCATCCACCTGGCAAAGCGGGCATTCATCAAGCGCTTCGGCACCGAGGAGGAGTTGTTGCAGTTGGTGCAGCAGCTGATCGATGGGAGCGCTGCCGCATGACCGACTCCCCACTCGGCCGCGCCTGCCCTGACTGCGGCGAGCCCATGAGCAATATGCCAAGCCTGAACGCCCGCCAATGCGCCACCGGATGCAAAGAGACATTCGCGTGGAACCTGGCGCCCGGCCAGCTCCCCCTGATCGCAAACAACAGAGCAACGAGGAAGCCGCAATGAAAGCCCATCAGATCCTAGAAGCGGGCCTCGGCCACATGAAAGACCGCTCTGCCACCTACGACAAGCCGGCCGGCGAGCGGAGCATGGGCGCCACGGTTGACGCATTCCGCTCCATCACCGGCCACGACCTCACCGAAGAACAGGGGTGGCTCTTCATGGGGCTGCTCAAGATGGTTCGCAGCCAGCAAGGCGGGTTCCGCGCTGACAACTACGAAGACCTGGCTGCATACGCCGGCCTGCAGGGTGAGGCCGCATGGGCTGAGCGCGCCAACCCTGAGTTCGGCCAGATCAACTCCATCGACTACCGCACTCCCGAAGAGAAGGCGGAGCGGCCATGAAGCTATCTCCGATCGATTTACAGGCGAGGCTAGGCGATGAATTCCTCTGCGGCGAAGCGTGGATTAACAGCGGAAGGCCTGACTGCCAAGGCCAATGCGGAGCAGCTTGCTCTCGCAATCGCGGACAAGATGCGGGCACGGTGCAAGCCAATGGGTCTGCCGAAGTGGCGCCAGTGGGTATCGGCCGAGCTGTCGAGGATGAGTCCGCTGCTCCGGTCGATGGTTCGTGCTGCGCTGGAAGCGAAGGCGAGGGGGAGTAGATGACCGCCATCACCTTGCCGTTCCCGCCGAGCAACAACACCTACTACCGCCGCGTTGGCGCCAAGACGCTGATCAGCGCCAAAGGGCGTAGCTACTGCAAGGACGTAACCGCTCTGTGCCAGTCGGCCGGCGTGCAAAAGATGGAAGGGCGTCTGCAGGTAGTCATCACTGCCTGCCCGCCTGACCGTCGCCGCCGGGATCTGGACAACCTCTGCAAAGGACTGCTTGACGCACTCACCCACGGCGGAGCCTGGGAAGACGACAGCCAGATCGACCATCTGACCATCAAAAGAGGCCCTATCAAGGCCCTAGGGTGCGTCGAGGTGACCATTTCAGAGATAGACGGGGAGGCAGCCTGATGGCCGCACGCAAAGCGACAGACGATGAAATCAGGGCTGCACTGGACGGCCGGACTGTGGCTGAGGCCGCTCAGATCCTTGGGCTGCACGAGCGCAACGTCTACACCCACAAGGCGCGCCTGGCTCGCCAAGGGTGGAGCCCGGAGCACGACATGGTGAAGGCGGTGCCGGATGGCTTCCACCTCAAAGGCACGACGACGCTCTACGGAAAGGACGGCGAGCAGAAACTGCAGTGGGTCAAGTCAAACATCGATCACGAGCGCCAAGCCGAACTGATGAAGGAGGCGGTCAAGGCGCTGGCCATCGACATCAAGCCGGCCAAGGCGCTGCCGGCTCCGCTGCACACGCTTGCGCACCTGCTCAACTGCTACGTCATCACCGACTACCACCTCGGCATGAATGCCTGGGCGGAGGAGACCGGCGCAGCATGGGACATGAAGATCGCCGAGGACACGCTGGTCGGCTGGTTCGGCGCGGCGATCGCTCAGGCGCCTGACTCCCATACCGGCGTATTTGCTCAGCTTGGGGATCTGCTGCATTGGGATGGTATCCAGGCGGTCACCCCGACATCCGGCCACGTCCTCGACGCAGACACTCGGTTCCAGAAGCTGGTCCGCGTGGCAATCAGCGTCATCCGCCGCGTAACGGCCATGCTGCTGCAGAAGCACGATCGCGTCGTTCTCCTGATGGCTGAGGGCAACCACGACCTGGCATCGAGCGCCTGGCTGCGTGAACTGTTCGCGGCCCTGTACACCGATGAGCCCCGCATTGAGGTCATCACCCGGCCAGATCCGTACTACTGCATTGAGCACGGCCGCACGTCGCTGTTCTTCCACCACGGCCACAAGAAGCGGATGGACTCGCTCGAGACGGTGTTCATCGCCAAGTTTCGCGAAGTGTTCGGCCGAACCAAGCACAGCTACGCGCACACCGGCCACCTGCATCACAACGTCCTGCGTGAGACGAACACCATGCAGATTGAGCAGCACCGCACTCTGGCGGCGCCAGACAGTCACGCAAGCCGCGGCGGATGGATGAGCGGACGTGACGCCAAGGTCATCACCTACCACAGCGACCACGGCGAAGTAGGGCGCATCACGGTATCGGCGGATATGTTGAGGGGAGCAGCAGCATGAAATACATCAGCGCACGTCAAGCATGGGGCGACGCCTACCACACCCCGGGCGCATCGTTCATGGCAATGGCTATCGAGGACGCTCAGGAGGCCAAAGACGAAGCAGCCAAGCTGGCACGCAAGACCGCGAAGAAGAAGGTCGTCGAGTGCAAGTTCCCCGCTGCGTATGACGGAGAAAGCGCCGAGCCTGCCGCATCGTTCCCGACTGACTCTCAAGTCATTGAGGCATACGAGACGCGCACCGGTAAGGCTGCACGCAACCTGGGACGCTGCGCTCACATGCTGGCCGCCGCTAAGGTGATGCACGCCATCGGCACCCTTGCTCCGCCACTACAGAGCCTGGGCCACTTCCTGTACTCGCCAATGGCTAAAGGGCTGGACCAGAACCGTGCCCACGCTCTCGTGCTGGCCATGACTGAGCTGCCGAAGATGCAGGCTCGCCGCAAGGAGGTCGCCTACTGGATCGCCCTCGCTGCCATGTACTCGTTCCGCGATATGGTTGTAGGTCGCAGCGAGTGGACGCCAAGCCGGGTCATTACCTTTGTCGAAGAGTGGGGTGGCTACAAGCTCCATCAGTCGAACTGGGAGCGTGATTGGTCTGCTGCATGGGAGGCATATCTGCAGCAGATTGATGCGCTTGATTGTGCCGCTTTGGCACCAGTCGCCAAGGTCATCAAAAAAGACGCAATTGCTGCTTGATTTTTGATAAGAGAATCGGCATGATTTCCACATATTGAGATTCATCGCCCACAAGAAGCCCTGCAGAGATGCCTGGGCTTTTTTTATGCGCAAACGGCTAGACAAGGGCTCGTCCACCCGGCGCACCAATTCGCACCGCATCGCGCAATAGAGTGCAGCGCCACGGCAGCTTACGCCGCCTAACGTGCAATGCAGTGCAACCCTATTCCGGCCCCATGCCTGCCTCCTTGCTCATAGGCGGATCGCACGCGCATGTGAGGCCGGGCCAATTCGATACACACC